GAGAACATGTTCAAATGGACAAAAGTGCCATCTGGCAGTTCAGTATAGCGTGAGCGACACATCCCTAGAATATCAGGGAAATGCTGATCAACCAAACCAAAAAACCACCTCACAAATGATACCGCTATGGTATCTGAAAAAGATTTACAGTCTATAGTGCACATGGTTCCGTCCTTCGAGCCTTTAACGGCAAGGCGGCGGTTTACCTCCTGCTGGTGATCAAGATCTATGAGAAATTCGTTTTTAATGAACTTCCTTAGTTTCTTATCAATTGCCTGCTGGTGTAACATATTGACAGTAGCTTCTGTACAGATAACACGTGATATCTTACGCGTTTTTCGGACAAAACTTAGTTTATTACCCTTTACTATGATAATCGGTCCAAACCAGATTATGCGCTGTTGTTCAGCGCGCCTCGAATTGGTATCCGAATTAATATATATATCATAGCTACGTTGTAAAACAACGTTTGAGGTACATGTAACCCTACCAGAATACAATTTTTGATAAATATTTGTATCCTCGCTCATAACGTTAGAGCCACTACCGAGAGAAAACTCCTCGTGAAGGGACTCCAATGTCATGGGTGCGTGTATATAATTAGCGATATCGCTTACACGTTTACGTGCAAGGTCGAAAAGTCGCCAATAAGTTGTGGTAGTGTTGTACCTGAATGTTTCGGCACAACGCGAGTTACACTGCAGCCATAATTCAAGCGCTGCAGAATCTGCGGCATTCTCGTCGAAGTCATCTCCAACCCATTTTTTAATAAGGGAATTCTGGATTTGCTTTCCGGCGTAATAGAATGCTGTGGGGTTGTCGACCATTGCTGGCCTCCAACCTGACACCTGCAGATCTGTAAAAAGATCAAACATAAGGGTATCAGAAAGAGCAGTGGTGCTATCGCACATAAATGTCTCCAAGAAGGTTTGTAAACGCCCTTATAAGGGCTATCCAGTTCAGCGGTTAAGCTGATCCTACGTCTATCAAAGACGGGCACTTTTTAAGTACCAGTTTTCGCAGACGAGAAAAGCGCGTCAGCTTGAGTGTTCAAGACACCAGCAGCACAAGAAAAAAGTGCAGCCATGTTTTGAGCGTCGAAGGTTTCGGCACCAGCAGGAATATTAACAGCAATGGTAATATCCGCAGGTGTGGCATTATAGCCCGCAGCTGGAATCAAACCTTTCCTTACAACAACCTTATGGGTGTTGACAGGAACCTTCTTTAACAAACCAGTAGTTGATGTTAACTGGGTTAAAGTTTTCAAGATCTTGGGGAGCCATTGTGTGACGGTGAACGGGTTCGATATAGAATGAACCAGTACACCAGTCTGAGTCCCACCTAAAGCAGAAATCGAGTACTGTTTCCCATTAACATCAGGGGCAGGCATCGACGTAGCAGTATAGGTAGGAAGCGTCAGACCAGTAACGGCAGCACCAGTTATAGTTGTAAGGTTAAACATATAGTTAATCCTTGTTGTAGTAGTTAAAAGAAATGGTTATAATCACAGTAACCGTTTTATTGGCTTCCAATTCGCATTTGCTAATACTATGTTTAGCGCATTAAAAATATGGCCTAATGACGGGACATTAAATTGTATCGTAGGCGTGTG